CTGTTGATGGTGATGCCGCCGTCCCAGACGGTGAACTTATCGACGCCGCCGCCGACGTATGGCGACCCCGGCACGCCGACGACGACCTGTCCATTGCCCTGCACGATCATGCGCGGCACAGAGCTTCCGGCAAGCATCTGGATCGGGCCGCCGTCGCCACTGAGGATGACGCCGCCGGCTGGGTCCTCCGGCGCGGTCACGCTGCCGCCGCCCGTGCCTGCGCTGTTGAGCAGCCGCACCCCGACCCCGCTGCCTGCGGGTCCGGCACCGCCCTGGGTGCGGATCGTGCCGACCACGTCGAGGTGGATGCCCGTGGTGCCCGGAGTGGTGCCGATGCCCAGGCCGTTGGTGGTCCAGCGGCCCGCCTCGCCGCCGGCCGGCATCATGCGGATGACCTTGGCGGCGTCGCTCGTCACCAGAGCCAGACCCTGGCTCGCGTTGCTGTACAGCATGCCCGTGGCCGACAGCGCAGGCAGCCCCGTGTAGCCCGAGCCTGTCGCCGCCACCAGCATGCGCTGCCCAGTGTTGTTCATGGCGTTGAAGACTGCGGACGAATCCACCCCACCGCTATGGTTGGTGGCGTAGAAGCCTGCCTCGCCATTGAACGTCTCATCGACGGTGACGTCATCGAGCGAGGTGATCCCGCCCCCGACCACCAACCCGCCAGCCACGCCGACGTCGCCGTTCAGGGTCACGTCGCCAGTGATCCCGACGTTGCCCACGACGTTGATCGGACTGGTGATGCTGTGCCCGGCGGCGATGCTGAGATCACTGTAGAGCGTGTACTGGCCGCCGGACCACGAGGCGACCTTGGCCCCCATGACGGCGACCGCCATCACGCCTGGAGTCTCCAGGTACACCCCCGTGCCGGTCTCCGACGAGAAGGCGAAGGCGGGCTGCAGGACGCTGCCGTTGATCAGCCGGAAGGCGGCTGTCATGCCACCCCGGCCGTTGCGGTCGAGCGAGTCGGTCAGAGCCTGGGCGATGTCGTCCTCGGTCGTGTTCGCCCAGGCCGCCTGGATGACGGTGTTGGGGACGACCGGCGGCAGCGGGAGGCTGTAGGTGCCGGATACATTACGAGGCATAGGAGGCTTTCAGTGGATGCGTTCTGGGCTGGGCTTATGCGACCGTTCGTTGCCTTTGCGTTACTGGTAGTTGCGCGGTCATTGGTTCTGCTGGCCCGCGCCGGCCATCGCTGGTACACCGGCCATCGACATGCCGATCATGCCGGGTTGCGGGATGTTTGGCCCGGCCGCCCGCAGCAGCCGCTGCCGCTCCTGGGCCGCGACGAACGCCCGTAGCTTGGCCGGGTCCTGGAGAAGCTCGGCAAGCTGCCGCTGCATCGCCTGCTCGGTGTTCTGCCCGCCCATCTTCCAGCCGACCTTGGCGAGCGTGGAGCCTGGGACCAGATGCTCCATCGCCACCATGCGGGCGAGGTCGGAGATGTTGGACGCCGTGTCAGATCCGCTGCCGCCGGTCTTGGCGGCCTTCGCACGCTGCAGCAGTGCCTGGGCATCGAGGTCCTTGCGCACGCCCTGCAGGAGGTCGGTGGACTGGTTGGACAGCAGGTTCTGCCCGCGCTGCGGCCCCCTGGTGGCGTTGCCGGCCACCTTGATCGCCTGCTTGAGGGCGGCTGGGGTCACGTCGGGAATGTCGGTCAGCCCGGTCACGGGTTTCAGCGGCGTGCCGGTCGCCTCATCGAAGAACTTGCCCCGCACCCGCATGTCCGCCTTGGCTGCCTCGGCCTTGCCCATAGCCTTGGCGTAGTCGGACTTCCAGGCACCGAAGCCACCCGTGCTGGATGCGTCCAGGACCTGATCCATCGCATGCGCGAGGCTGATGACGAAGGGCTCGTTGCTCGCGGCGCGCACGCCCGCGTCGCCCATCCCAGGCACGCCGGTCAGCCCCTGGGCCACCGTGCGGCGCAGGTTGTGCAGAAGCTCGGGCGTGACGGTGCCCGCCTCGTGCATCGCCTTCTCGACGTAGTCCACTGCGCTCTTCACCGCCGGGTTGCCCAGGTACTGCGGGCTGGCCTTCGCAACCTGGAGCTTCTGGTAGAAGTCGTCCATTGCGGTGAAGAACGGCGTCTCCGGGATGCCGTGGTAGATCTGCTTGACGCCCGCCCCGATCTGGTTGGCGTTGGCGAGAGCCTTGTCCAGGTCGGGCTGATCCTGCAGCCCCTTGTCGAGAGCGTTCCAGCGGGCTTCCTTGTTGGCGGTGTCGAAGGGTAGCCAGTGCTGCCCGCCGCCCGTGCGGCTGCCCTGCTCCAGGCTCGCCAGGGCAGAGTCCTGGGTCGCCACGGCCGCGCTCGGGCGGCCGCCCTGGGCCGACACCGCAGCGTGCGGCACGTACTGGTCGGCCGGGATGATGTTGCCGGTGGCGTCCTTGATGACGGTGGCGGCCCGCTTGCCGCCCTGGGCTTCAGCCGCCCTGGCACCGATGCCGCCGATGAGCGCAGCGTCCTCGGGGATCGCGGCGGCGAACCGCTGGGCCACGCCGCCCACGCCCCGGCCGACCGCCCCGCCACCCTTGAGAGCGAGCTTTAAAGCCGTAGGCGCAACCATGCCCCCGGCCGCCCCGAGCCCGGTGTTCTGCAGCCGTGACTCGTCCGACGTCACCGGCTGCAGCGCACCCTGCAGCGCGCCGCCGCCTGCGGCCGACAGGGACGGGCTGGCCGCCGCTGCCCTGGCGAGCCCGCCGATCCTGGTGGCGGCCGCTCCGGCACCCATCCCCAGCGGGATGGTCGGCGCGATCTCGCCGGCAAGCTGGATCAGCCCGCCGCCCGCCGTCTGGTCGGCGAGGTGCTGGTCCATCCGCCGCTTTTCCTGCAACTGCTCGTCGGTCATGCCCTGGCCGACCAGTTGCTTGGCACCCTGCCACGTCGTGTCGATGCCGGCACCCAGGTTCACCAGTGCCTTGTGGCCCCAGGACATGCCCTCGGTCGGGTCGTACTGGCTCGGGTCCGGCGCAGGGGCGGGCGGCCTGGGAGCCTGGGGCGTGGCCCCGCCAAGCTGCTGCTGCAGGATGGCGAACGCCTGCTGCGGCGTCGAGCCCGGCGGCCCGGTCACATCGTGGGTCTTGCCCTGGGGGTCGGTGAAGGTGAAGGTAGGCATGGCTCACCTCGTCTGGACGGACCACCCGGCAGGAAGGCCGCCGCCGCCGCCCTGGCTCGCCGAATGCTCGACCGGCACCGTGCCCTGGGTGGCGTTGGGCTTCATGAACTGGCCCGACCTGTACTTGAGGGTGAGGTCCTGAAGCGACTTGAGCGCAGCCTGCCGTGTCGGGATGGGCAGCCCACGGTTGGCGAGATCGCCGGCCATCCGCTTGTAAAGCTCGACGTCCTTGTCGGACTGCGGACCCTCCATGCGCGGCATCGCGGAGATGAGCCGCCCGACCATAGGCTCCAGTGCCTGGGCAGCGTTCGCGCCCTCGGTGTCGCGGCCGACGTACTGCAGAGCCTTGTCCAGGTGTTCCCCGAACCCGCTGTGGGTGGCCTTGGGCAGCACCTTGGCGATGTCGCCGAGGAGATCCAGCGTGACCTGCGGGTCCGTCGTGCCCTTGCCGCTCTTCTGCCCAGTGGCGACCACCTCGGGCTTCTGGTAGGGCACGAGGTTGCCGCGCTGGTCGTAGGTCGTCCTGGCGTTCGTCCGGTTGTTGTGGAAGACCTGGGCTCCGGTGTCGGGGTCGGTGCCGACCAGCGTGTTGACGCCGGCATTGGCACCGCCGCCGGCAATGGCCGCCGCCAGTTGCCGGGTCTCGTAGCGGCCCTCGATCTGGGCGTCGGTGCGCTCCTTCGCCGCGATCTCCTTCTGCCGCTCCAGGTCGGCCCGCGACTGCAGGGTCAGGTTGCCCTGTAGCGCGGTGTCCAGAGCCTTGAGCCGGGCGTCGGCGCGCTGGTAGGCGAGGTTCTGGGCGTAGGCCGGGTCCTCCACGAAACCCTGGTCGGTGAGCGTGCCCCCGGTCATCTTCATGGGCTCGTGCGCGGCCGCCGACTGCTGCATGAAGTGCTGCTGCAGCGGGTCGAAGTTCTTCCCGGCCTGCCGCGCCAGCAGTGCCATCACCAGTCCCTGGTTGCCGGCCTCGCCACGCTGCTGGGCAAACTTCTCCATCTTGCTCATGTCCGCCGGCTTGAGAGCTTCCTCCTGCATCTTTAAAGCCCGCTCGCGCTCGGCCATCAGCCGGGTGCGGTCGGATTCCAGGGAGTCGTACACGGGCGAGGCTGCCGGCCCCGGCTGGGTCGGGATCGAGCCCGGCCCGGCCTGGAAGGGCGGCATGCCCGGCGGCCGGGTCGTGGCCGACGCACGCACCGACATGGGCAGGCCGCCGGAGCCAGCAGAGCCTCCAGGAGAGCCTTGCGACCATCCTGGGGGTAGACCCCCAGGCGGCGGCGTTTGAGGGCTTGGCGGTGCCATTGCGGCAGCCGGCGGGGTAGGAATGGGATCTCCCCAGGAGCCCGTGACGCCGGTCTTGACCGGATCGCCCCAGGAGTCCGAGGCACCGCCGACCCTGGGCGGGGACATCTGGGGAGCCCCTGCGCCCCCTCCTGGCGGCAGCGCGCCGCCCGGCGGGGCCATAGGCTGCTGCCGCAAGGCGGCCGTCCTGGCCTGGGTCGAGTAGTCCGGGGCAGGCAGGCCGCCCAGGATCGCCTCGATAGCGTCGTCGTAGGCGGACATGGAAGGCTCCTACATCCCGCCGGCATACGCCATCGGGTCGCTCGGGGGCATCTGGAAGCCGGAGCCGCCGCCGCCCATCGGGTTGCCTTGCGGGTCCTTGCCCAGGGCGGCGTACGCCTTGGCCTGCCGCTGCTGCTCGATCATGTTGGCGAGGTCGCTGCGCTGCTGGCCCTGCAGGTTGTCGGCCTGGGTGTTGACGTCGGCCTGACCCTTGGCCGCCATCCCCTGGCCCAGCACGCTGGACAGGAACTCCAGCGGGTGCGCCGCCGTCTGGACGCGGCCGCCGCCGCCGCGCATCTGCGGCGTCGCGGCGTTCTGCCGCAACTGGTTGACCAGTGCCTGCTGGCGCATGATGTTCTGCTGCTGGCCTTCGTTGGCACCCTGCGCCGTCAGGTACTGCATCAGGGCGTCGTTGTTCGCTTGGTTGGTCATGTCCATTTCAATCTCCCATGCCTTCGGCGACGTCGTCGCGCCAGCGGTTCAGTAGCTTCATCACGAACTGGTGCTTCTGCTCGGGCAGGTTGGCGATCCGCTGCCGGTTGTCTTCCAGGTACGCCGTGCAGTCCCAGCAGTCCCTGGACGTCCTCTCGCCCCGCTCGTAGCCCGGGGGCATCAGGTCGGGTGCCTGCTGCATGACGTAGCTGACCACGTCGTCCCGGGTCCACGAGGCGATGGGAAAACGGATTGTCACCCCGGAGCCGTCTTTAAAGCCATCCCTGATGGGTGCGCGCTGGCGGTCGGTGTCGCGCTGCCCCCGGTAGATCGTCTCGGGGTGAAGCTCGCGGCTGATCTTGTCCAGCGGCCCCCAGATGGCCCGGTTGCAGCACGAGAAGTAGTCCTGGTAGCGGACGTCGTCGCCGCCCGTGGACAGTTGCCCGTAGGCGGTGTAGCGCAGGGGCACCACGTCCACCGGACGGCCGAAGTCGGCAATGTGCCGATGCGAGAGGACGCGGGCGAAGCGCAGATGGCTGAACCGCTGCTCCAGGAAGTCCAGGTAGGTGGTGGTGCCCTCGTAGCTTCCGTCGGTTTGCACCGTGACCACCACGAGCCCAGGCTCGTTTGCCAGCAGCAGCAGGCAGGCGAGCGAGTCGATGCCCCCGGAGAATTGCAGGACGTTCATCAGAATGCCATCGCCGCCGCGCCGGCTATGCCGGCAATGCCCGACATCATCCCCTGCTGGCTCTGCGCTGCAGCATTGCTCGCGTCCATCTGGGCGTTGTACTGCTGCCCGGCCGCGCCGGAGTAGTTCACGCCGCCAGCGGACTGCGAGGGCGTGAAGCCGGGCATGGTGGGCATGTTGACCTGGGCTCCGGTGAGCAGGGCGTTCATCTCGTTGAGCGGCATCTGCCGCTTCTGGGTCTGCTCGGCGATGTCCTGCTGGCGCAACTGGTTCTGGTACTGGCTGGACTGCAGTGCTTGGTTGAAGTTCTGCTGCCCCGCGCCGGCCATCATCCCGAAGTTCTGCTGGTTGGCGGCGAGGTTCTGCCCGAAGCCCTGGGCTTGCGCTTGGTTGGCGAACTGCGCCCCTTGCAGGTTCTGGTTGAACTGCTGCCCCTGGCCCTGCATCCCCATCTCGAAGTTGCGCTGCTGCTCCTGGCCGGCGGTCTGCATGGCGTCGAATGCCTGCCGCGACTGGGTGTCGCCCATGCGCTGCATCTCGCGGTTCCACGCCTCGCTGCCACGGGTCAGTCCCATGTTCTGCAGCTTGCCCTCCAGTTGCGACTGCTGCTGCGCGTTCTGCGGGGCCATGCGCGCCATCAACGCCTGCTCGGTGCGCTGCCGCCCCATGTCGCCGCCAGCATCCGGCACCGGGCCGGCGTTGTTGAAGCCCGACATGATCCCCTGGCCCGCGCCCTGGGTCTGGAAGGCATTCGGGTCGAGGTTGCCGGCCTGGACCGAGCCACCCTTGGCGGCGAGGTTCTGCCAGTCGAACGGCTGCGCCATCGCCTCGCCAGCCCGGCCGATCTGAGCCTGAGCCAACTGGCTCTTGCTCATGTCCACGTTCTGCTGCGCGTCCAGCGCGGCCTGGAGCTTCGGGTCCAGCGACGTGTTCTGCGTCCAGGCCGTCACCTTCTGCCCGGTCGCAGGGTCTACCTGCTGCTGCGACGACCAGGACTGCGTCCCCCAGGGCGTGACCTGGGTCGGACGGTTCGCCCAGTCGGCGGCGGTCTGCGCCTGCTGGTTCGACGCCGCAGTCTTCTCGGCTGCTGCGGTGTAGTCGGGCGGCGGCGGCTGCGATTTCTTGCCCATCAGTGGGTCCTCCGTGGCGAGAGCCACTTGCATTCGTTGCGGCGCATCCGCATCAGGACAAGGGAGCCATCCGGGTGCGCACCTTCAAGCTCGACAACGACGGAGAAGCCCAGGCGTTTGTCGATGTCCAGGGCCACGGCATTGTCACTCGGCACGAGTGCCAGGACCTGATCGCAGCCCATCACGTTGAACGGGTAGTCGAAGCAGGCGTGCAGCATCCGCTTGTCGATCCAGCCGGGCTCGCCGGCCATGTGCATGATGCAGCTTGCGCCGTTGAAGTTGTCGTAGCCGACCACGCCGCGCAGGATGTTGGGGTCGAGGTCGGACACCGAGCCGATGCAGAAGAAGTGCGGCGTCGGCGTGTAGCCGATGCGCTCGCACAGCCAGATGGCAAGCGGCGTCTGGGGCTTGGTGGCGATCACAGTACACCTCCAGGTTCCACGAGAGCCTGCCAGCCGACGAAGAGGGTGTCTGCCGAGGCGCGCACCTTCATCGCCAGGGCACCGTAGCGGCCTGTGCCGGCCGCCCCCGTCCACGCCTCGAAGTTCTGCCCCGAGCCGGACCAGACGGCGTAGTCCCACAAGCCGACGTCCCAGGCACCCGAGCCCGCGCCCAGGTAAGCCGGCACGGGTCCGCCGATCTCCAGGTTCCACTCGCTGTTGATCCCGGCCTGGACGCCTGGGGCCGAGTCGGAGATGAAGCTCGGCCGCACCATCAGGAACCGCTTGACCCGGATCGCCTCGCCCAGCGGCTGGAAGGCGGTGACGACCACGCCCTGGAGGTCGGCACCAGGAACGGCATCGACCTGCCCGTCGGTGCCGCCCTCGAAGCACAGCCAGATGTTGCCGGCAAGATCGCCCGAGAACGTCTTGCCGTTGAAGCTGATGACGGTCAGCATCGGGTAGCCACGCAGGATGGCGAACGCCTTGTTGTTGACCTCGTAGACCCACTGCAGGTTCTCGATGTTGATCTCGGCACGGTTGATCATCAGCAACTGCTCGTGCGGCAGGAAGCAGATCTCCCACCAGCGCACGTCGAGCGAGCCGGCGATCTCGACCGCCAGGGCAGAGTTGATGTTCGACGCGATCTGCGGGTTCTGCCACAGGCCGTCGCCGCGCATAAGCTCGGACATGAAGCACATGCCGCGCTCGGACAGGATCGATACGTCCTGCTGGTAGTTGGAGAAGAAACGGTTGCCGGTCGGGATGCGGCCGATGAACCAGCGACCGATCACCTGGAACTGCCCGGCCACGTCGGGATCGTCGCCACCGTAGACCAGGACGTCGCCCTGGTTGGCGATGATGATCAACTGGTTGTTGACGCCTACGCCGCTCGACCCGTCGTAGGTCCAGTTGATCAGTGCCTGCAGGCTGCCGCCATTGGGCAGCATCGAGCCGAAGTCGAAGGGCGTGGCCGCACCAGCGTACTGCCCGAACGGCAAGTACCACGCCCTGGTGGTGTCCTTCTCGATGAACCAGACCCGATCTTTAAAGACCGTGACGAAGCTGAAGAGCGCAGGGTCGATGCCGGCGATCTGGTTGGCTCCGGCCCCGAGCGTGATGTGGGTGAACGTCGTGCCGTCGTAAATCCAGTAGCCCGCCCCAGGGCTCACCATCAGCATGACGTGGACGCCGGCATTGGTAGCGAAGTTGAGCGACACCCAGTCGCCCACGGGCGTGCCGGTCGGCACGTTCAGCACCGGAGTCGGGACGAAGCTCGACGGGTGCGAGGTGGTCACGTCGTAGAGGTCGCCGGCAGCGGTGGCGGCGAAGAGCTTGTTGACCCCCAGCGGCGACTGGTACTTCAGCAGCGTGCGGACCTCGCCCGAGAGGTTGCTGACCCAGCGCAGGAAGCCCCTGCGCATCTGGCACCCCAGGACGCGGGGGATGAGATTCTCCAGCCGGATGGCGGTCTGCGGATCGCCCCCAGGCAGCGGCTGGGTGACATCGATCCCCTTCAACGGCGCACCGAAAGGGAACGCCTGATGGTTCTGGGTCGCGCTCGACCGGCGGGGCGTCGTGCGGCGGGGGCCGTTGTAGGGGACAAGGCTCATTGGTAGTAGGGCCGTTGTTGAGTGCGTTGCTGCGCCATCGACTGCGCCTGGGCTTCACAGTCCTCCTGGGCTCCAGACGAGCAGACGTAGTTGCCGTGGGCGTCGGTGCAGATGTAGGTCTGGCGGCTGAAGAAGTCGCCCGACGCCGGCCCCACCTTGTTGGGATTGGGGACCATTTCGACCGTCGGAGTTATCACCCAGCCTGGAGGTAGCGTTGCCATTTCGTTACTGGGAATTAGTTTTGCCGCATGCCGTAGAGCGAAGCCTCGGGCAGGTTGCCGATCCCGATGTACGGGTAGTCGTGCCGGCCGCCGGCCATGTTCAGGATGTTGGCCCCCTTCTCCGCGCCGATGCGCGAGTCGTAGGCCAGCAGGAAGTCGCGCACCGCAGCCGACGAGTCGAAGCCCCGAGCCTCAAGCCACTTCATCCGCGTCAGCAGCGTCATCAGGACGCCATCAAGCTGGAACACATCGCCTGCCTTGGTGGCGATGTTCTTGTACAGGTTGGGATCGTCCGCGTCCTGCACCAGTGCCTGGGACAAGTACATGAACTTGAAGTCCTGCCCTGGCGGCGGCGGGGGGTTCAGGAACCAAAGCTGCCGCTGGCGCATCTGCCACGTCAGCGTGAAGTTGGCCGAGATCGGGAAGACCCGATAGGTCATCCAGCCCTGGGGCGCGACCGGGCCGACCGCAGGGAAGCGCATGCCCGAGTTCCACTGGGTCTGGTCGATGAAGCGGTAGAAGTCGCCGGGCAGGTCGAAGGCGACGGTGTTCGATTCGCCGGGAATGGGCGGCACCGCCGTGTTGACGTTGATCGTGCCTTCCTTGGTGAGTTGGCTCCACTCGTAGGCATTGAGCATCTCCAGGCTGGAGACGTTCGCCACCGTGCGCATCAGGATCATGTTGGGGTCCGACGACCCGACCGGGTCGGTCGGGATCGGCAGGTTGAGCATCCCGCATACCTGCTGCATCAGCACCTGGAAGGTGCTGAAGTTGGTCATGGAGTAGGTAGTCACGATGCTCCCTTGGGCTTAATTGCGGCGGGGCTGCTGCTGCTGGTTCTTCGCCGGGTCGTTGCTGGGGCGGGGTGACTGCCGCTCCGGCTCCGTGGCCCCCAGCGCAGCGACCTGTGCCTGCAGTGCCTGGATCTGCGCCAGGAGAGACTCGTTGCTGGAGGTGACGTTCAGGTAGCGGATCGCGGCCTGCTTGTACTCCTGGGCTCCCATGAAGTTCATCGCGGTGTCGGGCAAGCTCGCAAGCTGCTCAACGGTCACGATCTTCAGGAACTTCAGGTTCTCGACCAGGGCGGGCGTCAGGAACGGCGCGACCTTGAGCGGCGTGCCGCTGGCGGTCTGCTCCTCGCCCGCGAGGTACTGAGCCCACTTCTGCGGGAAGCGGTCCTTGTACTGCTGCCAGACGGGCTCGACCACGATGTTGTTCTTGTCGCCAGGGATCATCACCTCGACGTAGTCCATGTCTTTAAAGACCGGACGGTTCGCCGCCTGGGACGCCAGCACGTCGATGCGGGCGAGCTTGAAGAAGCGGACGTGGAGCTTGTCGTCACCCTGCCAAGGTCCCTTCTGGTAGTCGGTTGGAGCGATGCTCCCGTTGAACTTCGACCAGTCGGTCGGGGTGCTGTTCTGCAGGGCATCAACCCCTTGCGCATCGAGTGACATTTGGATTCTCCTTGTATGGGGGATGTTGGGGTAACGCGGACGGCCCATCCCCGGTAAGCCGTCAGATGCCCAGCGTAGGCACCGATTCGACAATGAACCGGACGTTGGTCAGGATGACGTCGGCCGCTGCGCCGGTCAGCTTCTTGGCGTGGATCGTGTAGGTGTAGTCGGCACCGTCGGGGCTCGTGGTCCCGACGCTGAACGAGGCATTGGCGAGGTTGCCGCCGCCCTGTCCCGTGACGGTCGTGCCGCCAGGGATGTCTGCGCCATTGCGTGCCAGGGTGAACGCCACCTCGTTGCCCGCAGGCGCGTTCACGTCGCAGTAGAAGCTCAGGCGGTTGACCGTCGTCGGCAGCCCCTGCGCCAACCTCGTGACCGAGCCGGCTGCAGGGATCGCGGTGTACTCCGGCGTCAGCGACAGGATGGCGGTGTAGTGGACCGTCTGGACCGTCGTCCCCAGGGCGATCAGCGTCGTGGTGGCCGCACTCAGGATGCCGTAGCCCGGAGCGAACGAGTCGATCACGTCCTTGATCAGTTGCCGCACGTCGGCCGCGCTGATCTCCTGCGCGGTGTTGTCGGGGATCGTGGCGTCGGCCTGGGCGATCAGCGCGAGCATTGTCTTGCGGGCCATGTCAATCTCCAATGTCGAATGAGGCGTCGAACCCGTGGTCGTATGCGCCCAGGTCCACAGGTGGCGGACTGCCACCGCTCACCGCCAGGAAACCTCCTGCCGTCAGCGGCAACCCGGCATACCAGTGGTGGGGCAGATCGTTGCTGATGCGGATCGCGCCGGTCTCGTCGGTGATCGGCCCGGTAGCCGGCACCAGGGGGTTGGTGCTGTCGGTGATCGAGCCTGCTTCCAGGTAGCCGATGGCCGCCAGAAAGATCTCGGGCGTGATG